AATAAGAGATAAAATAAAAGATATATTAAATACAAAAATAAAAAAGAAACATTTAGAAAATTATTTTAAACATAGTTTTCAAATATATAAATAATTTATCTCATTTTAAATGTCGGTCGGTGTAATAGAATTATTAGGATTAATTACACCATTTTTTATAGTATGAGTAGTTATTACCGATCCTTTTTTACCTACAAACTGTCTTGAACTTGTATTAACCTTCCCATTTTGATGAATTGTATTAAATGTAAATATTCTACCTCTATCTTCATTTCCTAAATTTTTAACAGATAGTTGAGGTTCAATGGTTACATTTGTGTTCCATAATGTAGGATTATTAGTCTTTGTAATAGTTTTTGGGGTATTTTGATTGGTTCTTTGAATAGTTATACCATTTGGAGAAATTTCCATAATTTTTGCGGTCATTATCTTATTACCACGTGGTATTGTATACTTTATAGTTCTTTTAATATTTTTTTGATTTAATGAACTAAATTTTTTTTTAGTAGTATTAATATTAATATTAGTAGTAACATTTGCATTTGCTTTAGCAACATTTGCTTTAGCAACATTTGCTTTAGCATTAGCAAGATTTGCTTTTGCATTATTTTGTTGAACATATTGTTGTCGTGGAAGGTATATTGTTTGACCACTTTCGTTTCCGTTATCTTTAGGTAGGGTGCTTATACTATTAGTACTACCGTTACCAACATTACCTTTGCCAACATTACCTTTACCAACATTACCTTTACCAACATTACCTTTACTAACATTACTACTAGTCCCATTGATGATTGAAGTATTATTTTTAATCATTGATTGTTCACCAACATTATCGTTTTTATTGTCAATATAGTTTTTTAAATAATGTGCAGCTTGATATTTTTTTTCATTACCTGGTATAACGGAACCATTACGTTTAAGGAACGTTATCATAAGAGATCTTATACTTTTCCTATTTAGATTTTGTAAACCTAATATATTTAGGGATTTTAAAACATTAGGTGATAAATTAGGTGTTTTTACTATCACATTATTAGATTGAGAACGAATTTGGATCATATTATTTACATTTTTTCCAAGTATTTTTTTTAAAGAATTCATTATTAAAGTTAAAGCACTTATTTCTGTAACGCTTGTTTTATTCATAGTCTGAATAGTTTCATTCATAGTAGCAATTAATAAATTTAAAGGTTCTTTTAAAGAATTATTAAAAGCATTACTATTTTTGTTTAATTCTTCTATTTGTGCAGTAATTTTATCAATAACTGTTTTAAAATTTTCCGTTTTTAACGCAATAGTATTAGTTAAACTAGTTATCTTTGTATTGAAAACAGTATTGATATTTTTACTATTATTAGCTATAGATATAGATGTTTTCTTAAAATTAATATTAAATTCGTTAAAACCATTATTTATACTATTTGTATTAACATTTAAATTACTAAGTGAATTTTTCAAAGCATTAAAATTAGATTTTAATGTCTTATTGTTTAGGGTATTTATAGTAGACGTTTTTGTAGTAAAATTATTATAGGTTTTTTTTATTTGCTGTAATACATTATTACTTAAATTTTTTCCTAAATTTGTCTTTAATCCTTCCTGTAATGTATTCAATGCTGTTAACATTTCCGTTAATTTGTTTTTATTTTCGGTTAATACAGTCACATAAGTTTTTTGTAAATAATCATTTATTTGTATTTTGAAATTACTAATTAATGTTTTTTGTTTGGTTGTAAATTTTTGTAATGCTCTATCTAAAGCAATATTAGTATTTTTTATAGATAGTAGAGTGCTTCCTTTTAAAGTATTAAACTTTATATTTTTTACATTTTTTACACTTTGCTCAAAACCTGTTGCTTCCTTTATTAATGTATTAATATTACTAATAAGTTTATTTAAATTTTGATTATTTTTTTTTACAGTTGCAATTATAGGTGTAATATTATCACTAGTTAAAATTGAGATATTAGAAACTTCATTAACATTTAAAATAGGTCTGTTTTTTCGAATATAACCTAAACTTTTTCTTGACCATTTATCAATTTCTTCTTTCCATGCTGGTTCATTAATATTATTTATATTATTATTATTATTCATTCTATTTATAAATTATACTTAGAAAATAAATTATTCTTAAACCTATTTAAAATTATTTTCCTAATTAAATATAGATATGACAGGAGGTATTATGCAACTTGTAACGCAGGGTGCCCAAGATATTTATCTTGTTGGTAACCCTTCCATGACTTATTTTAAAACAGTATATAAACGACACACACCTTTCGGTGCAGAATATATTAATTTATTTTTTGATCCTGCTGCAACATTTACACCAACACAACAAACGAAATCTACATGCAAAATTGACCGCAATGGAGATTTATTATACGACACCTATGTTACATATGATTTACCCGCAATTTTTACAAATAATAAAATACCATTTGGATGGGTAGAAGGGGTAGGAACAAAAATTATTAACCAAGCATCTGTTCGTTTTGATGGAACACAGATTGATATACAAACAGGAGATTATATGAAAGTTTATTATGATATGTCGAATGGAGGAACAGATCAATATAAATTTAATAAATTAATAGGAAATATACCACAATTACGAAATTCCGGACAAAGTTTATCAGATGATATTAATAAGCAAGATTTAGCTATATTAGCATATAAATTGTATATACCATTAATGTTTTGGTTTTGTACAAATCCTGGTTCTTCTATACCATTAGTTGCACTTCAATATAATGAAGTATATATTGATATAATATTCAATCAATTAAATGATTTAATAAGAATAGGAAAACCACCAATCTCTCCACAAAGATTATTCGGTGATTATGATAATTCAGATTTTAATATAACAATACGAAATCATTTTTTAAGCAATGGATATGATCAAACAAATGTTATTTATTATTTTACTCAAAATAATTGGTCTGGTAATTCAAATGTATTAGCGAATTATATTTTTTTAGGAGATGATGAAAGACAAATGTTCGCACAAACGTCCCATGAATATTTAATTACACAAACGCAATTTAATTTTTTCCAAGGATTAAAAAAAGGACCAAATACGCTAGGAACTACATTTAATCACCCAGTGTCAGAAATCATGTGGTATTTAACAAGAGATGATTTAAATTTATACAACGATTGGTATAATTTTACTGGTTTAGTAAATACAGATCGCGAGAGTTTAGATAATTATTTAAAACAATTAAATAATTTTAATGATCCTTATTATAGTGAAGCAGCATTAAAAAATCTTATTTTAAATTATGATCCTTTGATACAAAAGATAAATGGAAACTTACAAAAATCATTAACCAATGTTCAACTTCAAACATATTTTGGAGGATATTTTAATATAATGGATTCTTTTCAACCAATATTAAATAATAATGATAGAGCAACTGTATTTGATTCTAATTTTTATGATTTCTTAAATCAATGGAAATATCACACTGGTGGGACAGAGCAACCGGTTTATATATTATCTTTTGCACTTCAGCCAGAAAAATTACAACCTTCGGGAACACAAAATTTTTCAAGATTAAATAACCAATATTTTAAAATAAATATATCTGATATATATCCAATTGAAGAGAAATTTAATTGTTATATGTTTGCTAGAAATTATAATGTATTAAGAATTATTGGAGGGATTGGTTCTATTGTATTTGCGAATTAATAAAATAATATTTATATAAAAGTAAAAGTAAAAGTTAAAGTAAAAGTTAAAGTAAAAGTTAAAGTAAAATAAATATAAAAATAAAATATAAAAATTTATATAAATTTTTATATAAAAATAAATAAATATATAAGAAAAAAAGAATCAAAGGAAATAAAAATCTTTATAAAATATATATGTCAGGAGTAACAAATAATTCTGATTTTACATTTGAATATGCTGTTTCTATTATAATAACTTTAGTAGTTTGTTCTATAACTATACAAAGATCGCCTAAAATGAATACATTCGTGATTATATTATTAGGATTAATCGTTTCTTACATTTCATTAATTATAATTAATTTCTTATTTCCTCAAATAAATAAATTATTTTATAATATTTATCAATATATTTTATACATGTTTATGAATAATTTTAATAATACAGGATATATTCACGTATGGCCACCTGTATTAGCCGTATTAATTATATTTATTGTTTTACTTTATACTAAAAATTTAGGATAAAGTATAGGATAACTTTAGGATAAAGCATAAATATACTATAATCCAAAATTAAATAAGGAAATATTCTTATTCTTATTTTTATTATTCCTCTTATTTTTTAAATTAATTTTATAAAAAAACTTTATTTTTTTATATGAATATTATATATATGGAAATAGATTGCGACAGTTTAGTTCAAAGATATTTATTACTAAAAAATCCATTATATACTTTTAATTTTCCGATTTCAATCTTAGTTGCTATTGTTGTTTTTGGGTTTGCGAAAGTATATAATTTTTCGGATAATTCTTACATCAATCAAATATTAATACCAGTGGTATCTTTATTATTATGCATGGTATTATTGGATATAATATCAAGGAATATGATATCTACTTCGGGAAAAGAAAGATTGGTTAAATTATGTAGTTCTTGGATAAATGATCCGAATAATAAGAAAAAAATAATGAATACGAATTCTATAAATATGGCTGATGTTGAAAATTACAATGGACAAATAGAAAATTTTATAGGAAATGAAAATTCACAAGAAATGAAAGAAGATACTAAAGACAATGAAACAAATATAAATTCATTATATGCTTCTGGAAATAAAATTACAACCCAAGATAATGATATTTTTGATAATATTAAAACAACTTTTGTAAGTAATCCTTCTTCTGAAAATATTCTACTAAGAAAAAATCCTGAATTTGAAAAAAAAACAATTGTTCCACAAGCATCTAATGAAATTACATGTGTAGGGGATGATCAAAAGAATGAATGTCATTTGTGCTCAGGTATGAATTTAAATCCAAATAATTTAGTTGCACCTATTGCTGGACCAACATGGATACCTCAATCTGCTGAATCTGTTCAAAAAAGATTAAAAGGTGGTCATTATACAGCAAATAAATGCACTGGAGAACCACCTTTTAATAATTAATATTAATATTAACTTAATTTAATTTAATTATACTGAATGATAAAATATATATTAAATAAAAATTATGAAATTTTTATTTAATTAAAAATATGATTATTATAATATATGGACTTTCAAATAATATTTTTAACATTGTTTATTATTAGTTTATTTTTTTTATTAAATTCTATTAAATTAAATGAAACTTTTTCAAATTATTTATACCCTCTTAAAGGTTTACAGGGTTTATGTGCTAAGGAAGGTTTAAAACCAGCATTTATGCCAATGTCTTGTAGCATGAAAAATGGAAATTTTAATCCTTATTCTAATTGTATGTGCGTTGATAAAAAAGGTATTTGTAAAAAATGTTATCCTGAAATAAAGGTAAAACAAGGACGTTCTGTAGTATATAATCCAAATAATGTATTAAAGGACAATCAGTAAAATAAATTTTCTTCTATTTTTTTAATTATATTTACATTTAAATTTTTTTTAATTTTTACATCATTTTTATTAAATTTTTCTAATTTTAAAATATTTTCTAAATCTTGGATTGTCATTTTATTAAAATTCATAAATTTTAATAATTCATGATCAATTTTTATTTTATCATTATTATCATTAATAATAATATTATTATCTATTTCTTTATTATCAGTATCTTTATTATCTATTTCTTTATTATCGATATCTTTATTATCTATTTCTTTGTTATCTATTTCTTTGTTATCATTACTCTTTTTCTTTATTTTAGTTTTCTTTGGTTCAGTTATTTTAATTTTTTTTTTTGATACAAGTGATTCTTCCTTATTATTATATAAACTTTTAAAATCTTGAAAATAATTAATAAAGATTTCTGATAAATATATAATTTCATTAATTTCAACATATGTTTTTTTAAAAGCGTATCTTGCACAATTAATTAATTTTTTATTTACCAATGACTGAGACATTTTGTTCATAATATTTGTAAATTCTAGTTCATCTATATTTAACTTTTTTATACTATGCGTATTATTATTTACAATATAATTAATATTATAAACACCGTAAAATGCTGTTAGTTCGTTTAATTCGTTCCAATCGTTATATTCAAATGAAAAATTCTGAACAATATCAAACATACATATAGAATTTAGTATTTTTTTATATAATTTTATTTTATCTAAAATGGGTGCTTTACAGTTTTTAATAAATTTATCTAAATTATGATAAATCATATATGGTAAAAAATAAGGTTCTAATTGATAATAAAATATACTTGTTTCAAAATCTATTTTCTTAAAAAATATATTATGCGTTGCTTCAAGTAATTGAATATCATTATTTTTTTTTTCAAAAAAGGTCCTTAATTTTTTAAAATCATCTATTTTTATTTTTTTATTATTACTATTTTTAATATGCATTAAATTTTCCAAAATATTTAGAAATTTTCTAATATCCCCATCGATGAACGAAAAAATTTCGGGAATAATTTGCTTTTCAAATGGAACATTTTTATATATTTTATTTATTAAATTTGTTGTATCTTTAAGAGTTATATTTTTTAAATGAACAACGTGACAATATTTCTTTAAATCATTGATTTTTTTATCATATATATCTAAACAAGTGCAAACAATTGGATTATATAAATTTATATAATCTTTAATTTTTTTATTATTTGCCAAATTCTTGCTACATTTTTCATCTTCTTTTAATATTTGGATAAATTCTCCCAAACCACCTTTATCATGACTCATAGTATCAATTTCATCCATTAATAATCCTACTGGTCTTGTTTCCTCATAAAACATATCAACAACATTTTTAAAGCATAATGTTTTTCTTAAAAAATCACCTAATTTTTTTTGACTTCTGAAATCTGTTGAATTTAATTCAATTTTATTATAATTATACTTTTTAAAAAGTAATTCTGCTAATACTGTTTTTCCAGTACCAATATTTCCTATGATTAATAAAGCTTTTTTATATGGTATCGTTTTATCTTTATAAGATTTTATCCAATTTTCCATACTTTCAATTTCATCTTTATATATTTCTATATCATCTAAACAAGTTGGTTTAATATTATCTAGAATATTCATAAACTATTTTATAAAATATATTTTAAATAATTTTTATAAATTATTAAAAATTTTATATAATTATAATATAATATTTAAGATGCGGTAATACTTGTAGCACTTGGATTATATGAACATGTGCTTTCTACACCTTGCCATACACCTTTTGTTGAAGATTCCGCACCACAACATTTTACCCAATCACATCGAGATACGGCACCGACACCATCTCCTGGGGCATTTACAAAATCATATTTTTCTTTATCTGACATAGATGTTTTTCCATTAGGATTGTTTGGCATCCATGTTTCTTTAGCATTCATTTTAGAAAAATTAATTGTATTATCGGTTTTTTTACATGTAACTGCTGAACATGAACTGGTAGTTTTTTTTGTAACACCTAAATTAAACATATTTTTACAAATATAATTACCGTCACTATCAATACCAGTATTTACCCAATAATCAGGACATTTAATTCCAGTTGTTTGCATATAAGAAGAAGGAGGATTAACTTGTTCCTGTATAGTTTGATTTGTTTTTTGTAGAAAATAAAAATATATATAAGATATTAAATATGATAATAATATAATAAATCCTACAATTGCTAAAATATTGATTACAGTAGACATATATATATTAATATAATATTTTTTCTTAAAAAATATTAAAAATATTAAAAATATTAAAAATAAAAAATTTAATATTTTAAAATTAAAAAAATATTTTTACAATACTTAAAATGTAGTTGTAACTGAACGCAACGTTCTGGAACCCTTTGATGATAAATTTATTGGTAAATCAATTGGTGTTGGCATAAATTCAATTTCTTTTAAGTATCCATAATATTGGTATATTTCTGGTATAATTGTTTCTATACACCAATCAATAATTAATTGATTTAAATATTTAATTTGTTCTTTAATATTATTTGGTAGATTTGGACTATGTTGTAGATAAATAGATCTCATAATAATTTCTAATTCTACTTCTGACTGTTTCCCAATAATATGTTTTTTATCTGTTTTCATATAAACATTATATCGAATTCCATCTTGAATTATATTCATATTTGCTTTAGAAAAAAAAAGTTGATTTAACTGCGTGGTTTCTTGAATACCGTATAATGCTTCAACTTGAAAATTTTTCATAGCTTTTCCATTATCATCTATCATTTTTAAATCTTTGATTACTTTTTTTTCATCAATTATAACTCTTCCATTTTGAAATTGACTACTCATCTATTACTATATTTGATTTTTTTTTAAATATTTAATTTATATTTCCTATTATATCTACATTATTTGTTTTTGTATTAATACTTGTTTCTTTTAATTTATGAACATTATATCTAAATTTAGTGATAAAATTTAAATTTTTATTTGATTCTATTATTTTATAATTAGAATCCAAAATATTTATTTGAATAACATTAATATCATCAATTACTCTATCAAAAGAATATAAAATAGATTTTGTGCTAATATTATTTTGCATTAAATTTAAATTTCCTGGTATTTCAGATGTTAAAATTTTAGCAATAATATTATTTTTATTTTTTTGTCGTACATTTAATGTGTTAGTTGCACATTTAATAGAAATTCCTATTGGTAATATATTTGTTATATAACTATTTGAATAATTGTTGTTAATAGATAAATTATAACTATCCTGCGATGTTTGAAAATCAAATTGTCCAATCGAATCATTCTCTCCATTCTTGATAAATAAAAGTTGAACATAAAAAAATGGTTTTGAAGATAAATAATATATACCATTCTCAAGAGTATATTCTATTTTTGTTTGTGGTGTAATTAATTCATTTGTTTGAGGTAAAATATTATAATATACTTCGGGAACTCTTCTATCTATAATAATAGGATATCGATTTGAATGCACAAAAGAAAATCCTCTATTATAATCAGCTACTAATAATGATGAAGTTTGATTACCAATAGAAAATCCTAGTAAACCTAACAAACTTTTTTTTTTCTCATAGTCTTCCTCCTTTTCATAATTAACAAATATTTCGTTATTTTGATCATATATAAATCTAGTTAATAAAGCTCTACCAATTAAAGGAACTCTATCAACAAAATAAAATAAAATATCTGTTTTTAATTTAATATTTTGGTTAATTATATTATTGTACACTATTGATACTCCTTGATTTGGTTTATTATAAGCATATAACGGCATTCTTGAGTTAGGTAGTGAGTTATTATATTTTTTCCCTTTTTCTCCTGCACTTGAATATTTAAATGCGATTCTAACTAAAACTGTATCACCATTTGGTGCAGGTATTGTAATTGTATCATTATATTTATAATAGCAAATATTATATAGTTCGCTTTCTGTATAAGTAACTGGAGTCTCACCTACTAGTTGTGTATTTTTTAAATATATGTTTAAATCAAAAAATGGTGTCATGTTTAAATTTCTAATAAATGAATTTAAGTCATTATTATGTGTTTCTAAGCCTGTTAAAACTAACGGAAAAGCAGAAGGGAAAAAAGGATTATCAGAACTATTTTCGTACCAAAAATTTGTTTCATCTTTTACATAAGGAACAGTTATATAAATATAGTCTGTATCTAAGTTACCAGGATCATCAGAATAATCATAAAAAATATCAACATTTTTCCATTCTATACCAGTTAATTTATTTTTTTTTTGAGTAAATGTTTGATACGCGACAACATTAATTTCTTCCATTCTATTAACTGCGAAGAATGCATTATTTTTTGTATTTATTGCAAAATTCCATAAATTAGGTGTATTTTGTAAGTAAGAATTTGAATAATATGGTTCTTCCATTTCAGTTGGCAATTGTTCATCTGGTATTCTACCTTGACTTTCATTTCCTAATAATGAAATTGTATTATAAGAAAACCCACCATGTAAAACATTTGTTGATAATATTTTTATATCTTCTAATAATGTATGTATATCATAATATCCGGTAGGAATATTTAATTGATATGTTAAATAAAGTTCAGGATTAAAATTTATACCTGTTTTATCAATATCCATTAAATAAGTGGAATATGGCAAATTATAATAACTAATTGGTCTATTTGTATCAGGATATGGTATAATATTAAATGAATTCATATTATTAAGATAATAGTTTGAAAAATATTGCCATGCAAAACTATTATTCATATTTCCAACATTTTCATTATAATTTGGTACACATATATCTGTTAATTCTATCGATGAAACATTATTTAACGGTTTGGGTAAAGTAACTTGAAATTCTGTTGAATTAGGAAAATGATTTTTATCTCTTTCATCTGAATTTACTATAAATTGTAAAATTTGTTCTTGGGTATATCTATTTAAACTAATATCTTTTGATATATTTGACATTAAAGGGTATCTATTTTTTTTATTATCAATTGGCCAAGGTTTGTCAATTGTATTCTGAATATTAACTAGATCATCTTCATATAAATTTTTATCTAAGTAATTTTGAACTTCGTTTTCTGGATTACTGTCTAAGTAATTTAGAAAACGATCATGATATTGTGTATCATTATTTATTTGTTCTTTTGTAATAATATTTTCATCAATAAATTGATTTGTATATAGTAAATCTTGGGGATCACTCATAATATTTAATTATAAAATATATTTTAAATAAAAAATATAATAAAATATAAAAAATATAATAAAATATAAAAAATATAATAAAATATAAAAAATATAATAAAATATAAAAAATATAAAAAATATAAAAAATATAATAAAATATATTTTTTATAAATGATAATAAATATTGTTTAGTTATTTTTACTTGATTCGCTCTATTTAGTTTCTTTACTTGCTTTAGTTTCTTTACTTGCTTTAGTTTCTTTACTTGCTTTACTTGTTTTACTAACTTTACTGATTTTTACTTTTTTTGATTCTTTAATATTATCTTTATTAATTTGGTCATTCATAATTTTATTATATTTTTCTAAATTTACTTTATAAATGTCTAATAATTTAGATAAATCTTCTTTCCATAATTCTTTTTCATTCTTATTTACCAAATCATTATAAACACCTAGTTTATTATCATGTAATTTATTTAATTCTTCAATTTTTGTTTTCGTTAATGTTCTGATCCTCATATTTAATAAATAATCATAACTAAATTTATCTTCAAATGTTTCACTTGCGAATTTTGGATAATTAGCCTCTTCCAACATTTTTTCAATTTCATCATCTTCTTTTTGAATAATATTAATAGTACCTTCAATAAATTCTTTAATAAAGCGACTTTTAGACTCAATAACATCTAATTCTTTTTTATATGATTTTAGCATATGTTCTTTGCGTTTTGTATAATAAACAAGTCTTAACATATAGAATTCTTTTAATATATATTCGCTACAATCATATTTTGTTATTGTTTCCTTGTTATTATAAAGATGCATATTAGAATAATTTGTATGCTTACTATCTGTTAATTTAAATACAGTTTCAAATTTATTTGTCTTAATAAGTCTCTCAAGTTCATCTTTTTTAAACTTTAAAACAATTTTCACTATTTTTTCTGTGGAATGATTTATGAAATCAACCAAACATTGTTGCTTACCAGTTCCTTCACTTGTTTTATCATATAACAATGATTCTAAATATTTTTTATAATCATCTGTCCATCGTCCAATAGGAAGTTCTGTAATTAATACAGTATTGTCATCAACAATTTTATAACAACCGTGATTCATATATTGTTCAATTCCAAAATCATTTATACTTTTAAATACTACTTTACCTTGAAACCCTCTAAACCATGGTATCATTTTTTCAATTGGTTTATCGTCCATTAAATTAATTAGATTTTGAATAACTAATTCAGGATTATGAGGAGGTATTTTTGTACTAAATCCTGTACCAATACCTTCACTACCATTAATTAAAATCATTGGTATAACTGGAATATACCAAATTGGTTCAATTTTTTGTCCATCATCTTTATTGTATGTTAATAATGGATTATCTAATGGATTGTAAATATGATATGTAATTTCTGCTAAATTTGTAAAAATATATCTTGGGGATGCAGAATCTTTTCCACAATCTAATCTTGTGCCAAATTGTCCTTTTGGCTCTAATAGCTCAATATTATTTGATCCAACATAATTTTGCGCCAATCCAATAATAGAATCGTATAACGATTGTTCACCATGATGATAAGCACTATTTTCACTTACATAACCAGCTAGTTGACTTACTTTAATTTCTTTTTTTAAATTTCTTTTAAAACAACTAAAAATAATTTTTCGTAAAGAAGGCTTTAACCCATCTACGAAAGATGGAATTGACCTCTTACAATCATAATCTGAAAAATGAATTAATTCTTTATCAATGAAATCATGATAATAAACTTCTTTTTCCGATTGTTCAATAATATTATTTTTATCATATGATTTTAACCACATTTTTCTATCTTCAGATTTTGTTTTATCAAAGGCTAGATCAATTTTTATATCTGACAGAGGTTTTTTATTAACAATTTCAGTTGAATTACTATTATTATTATCACTATCGCTATTATTATCACTGTCGCTATTATTATTGGTATCATTATCAATAATATCTTTTTTATAAATAATTTTCTTTTGGTCAATGTTTGTAAAATATTCTTTTGCTTCTTCAGATGTACTTGTACCCAGTCCCTTATAATATTTAATATCCCATACTTTCATATTTTCAATTGTGTCTTTCCATTGATTAAATTCAGTCATAGTATAAAATTCTTTTACATTAGAACTTTTTTTAACTTTAATGATTGGTGTAGCCAATGATAACATAAATCCGGGTATTTCTAATAATTGAGGCCAATATACTTGGAACAAATTAATTAATAATCCTTTAATATGACTACCATCAACATCTGCATCTGTTAAAATCATAATTTTACCATATCGTAAATCTTTTAAAATATCTTCTGTTTTTTGATTTTTCGTAAATTTTAATCCCATAATTTTAACCAAAGAACTGATTTCGTTATTTTCACCGACTCTTTTAATAGGAACATCACGTACATTTAGAACTTTTCCTCTTAACGGAAATACTCCATAATGGTCTCTTCCAATTACACTTAATCCTGCAATTGCCAGTGCTTTTGCTGAATCTCCTTCTGTTAGAATTAATGTACAATTTAATGATTCATTTGAACCAGCTTTATTAGCATCATCTAATTTATCAATTCCTCTAACACTTGATGTTTTCTTACCGCTTATTTTTTGTAATCCAAGATTATCTTTAAACTCACTTAATTTTAAAACTCTTTCAATTAAAGAAGTTTTTAATAATTTTTCAATAAATTTATCACTTATCGTACAAACAGAACCAAATTTTGAAGCAGGTGTTGTGAGATATTCTTTAATTTGACTATCAAAAGCAGGGTTTTCAACAGTACAACGAACAAATACAAATAAATTTTCTTTAATATGTGCTGATTTCAATTCATACTTTTTTCTCTTAAATCCTTTTGTAGTCGCAATATTTTGTATTTTCTTAATAATATTATTAGCAATATAATCAACGTGTTTTCCTCCTTTTAATGTAGCAATACCATTGACGAATGATACTTGTTCAAATTTTGCATCTTGACTAACAGCAACAACAATTTCCCATCTATCATTAACTTCTTCATATACTTTTTCCACACTGCTATCCAAATAATAAGACACATATTTTTCAAGTGTTTTACATTCAATTTTAACATCATTAAGAAATACAGAAACATTTTTATTCGTACAAGCAGTAATATCAATAACTCTTTTTTTCATTAAATTAATTGTATCCTTATCAATTTTATCAATACCAAATCTTTCTAAATCAGGATAGAATTCAATTAAAGTATAAGGTTTGGCAGTAGATTTCGTAATTTCTGGTTTATTTTTAATAGACATATTTTTTTCAAAGACTTGTACGTATTTTTTTTTTGTATTAGCATCAACTGTTTCAAGTCTAAATTTTGTCGAAAATATATTTGCAAGTTTTGCTCCATATCCATTTTTACCACCAGTAATTTTTTTTTCATCTTTATCATAATTAGATGACGTTAATAAATTTCCAAAAATTAATTCAGGAACATAAATACCGTGATCTTTGTGTTCCTGAATTGGGATTCCATCTCCATTATTATAAACAGAAATTTTATTATTCTCTTCATCAAAATTAACTTTAATTAAAGTTACTTTATTTGCTATTTTTTCATCTTTTTCAATTCTTACGTGTTGGTCAATCGCATTTACTAATACTTCATCAAAAATTTTATAGAGACCAGGAATATATTTAATATTTTGAAAATTTATATTTTCGTTTTCATATATCCAAGTATCAATGTCTGTTTTTTCAATAGAACCAATATATGTATCTGGGATATCAATAATATGCTCTAATTGAGTTTTTTTAACATATATTTCTTCAACGCTTTTTAATTTATTCATTGTTATAATTAATAGGGTACTAAGTAAATCTTTAAGTAATTTTTATATCATTTTTTTTTATTTTGTTAATAAAATAGTAACAAAATATTATTATTAAAATATTATTAAAATATTATTAAAATATCATTGATAATGAAATAATTGGTGCAATAAATCCAACAATAACTAGATAAAAATCGTATATTACATTAATAGGGATTCTTATTAAATTCATAAATGCAACTAATAATTTCGCAATTGCTGCAGATGTATCTAATGATGCTTTAAAAAGATTTAATAAATTAACTAATTGTTGTGTTATAACATATAAAATATTACCTATTTTTACATATATACTAAAAATCAATGTTGCTACTCTTGATAAATCTTTAAATGCTTCTTGTTGCATTGTAGCAACGACTTTCCTAAATTTATCTAATGTATCATGAACTATATTTAATCCTCCTGTTAATTTATTTTGTGTTTTTAAATTATCTAACATACTAGAATTAAATTGACTTGAAAATGAATTTGATCTACATTCCTCTGATGTTTTTTTTGCATTTCCAGGAGCAATTTTTAGGAGTTGTAATAGAGGTCCAATTGGTGAACATTTTAATTTATTCCAATTATTATTAATATAATGTGTATTGGATTTAGAAACTGCGCTTCCCATATTATTATTTAAGATAATAATAGTAGAATTATAACTCTATAAAATTATTTTATTTTATTTTATAAATAACATTATTTATAAAATAAAATATGTTAGTTTTTTTCAAATAAATTCATCTTATAAAATATAATATAAATATGGAAGAATTATTAAAAAATAAAGAAAATAAAATTATTTTCTTAAAAGCAATATTATTAGGAATAAAATATGGTAAGATGGACAATTCGATTTTTTATGAAGAACATATAAATAATGAATTAAATATACTTCAAAATCAAAAAAAAAATATGGAGGTCCATTATATAAAAAATATAGATAATTATGATAAAATTGTTCTTAATTTTACAAAAAAAAATATAGAATTAGAAAATTTTAGAAGTAATATTATTAAAAATATTAATAATTTAAGTTACAATAATTACAATAATAATTATGTAAAAATAAATTTATTACGTAATAATTTAAATAATAATAATAAAGAGATTGAAATAAATAGAAATAATATCATAAAATTTATAGAAATAAAAAAAAAAACAAAAGAAATAGAAAAAAATAAAAATATAAAAAAACAAAAAGATGAACAGAAAGAAAAAGAAGCGAAAGAAGTGAAAAAACAAATAATACAGGAAAAAAAAATGAAAGAATTTGAAAAAAATCCTTTACAATTAAATGAAAAAAATGAAAAAAATGAAAGAACCGATAAAAAGAGATGTTTAAGTTTAGATGAAACAATAGAAAAATTAAATACTTTGATTAATTAGGTTAAGTCTTTACTTATTTTGAATTATATAATAAATTATTTTTTCATAATAAAATTAAATAGAGTTCTTACTATTTCACCACTTGAACCAAATGAACGCATATTAGTATCACTTGGTAAATTATCTACGCCTGCTATATCTAAGTGTATCCATTTCGTTTTATTTGGTACAAAATTAGATAAAAACGCTCCTGCCATAATAGCTCCTGCCTGTGCTCCATAAGAATAATTTTTATAATCAGCAATATCAGATTTTGTTAATTCTACATATTCTGTCCATAAAGGCATCTCCCAAATTTTTTCATTATTTTCTATGCCTTCATTTATTATCTGACGAATTATTTCATTATTATTGCCCATAATTACACTTGCTTTCCCACCAAACATATGTACTGCATCACCTGTTAATGTTGCGATATCAATAATTAACGAAGGTTTATATTTAGAACTATATGCTAAACAATCTGCTATAATTAAACAACCTTCGGCGTCTGTATCAATAATTTCTACTGTTTTTTTATTATAACATGTAATAATATCACCTGGGCGTGTAGCTTTGGCATCAACCATATTTTCAACTAATGGTAATAATCCTATGAAATGACCATTTATTCCAGCATTTGAAATTAATTGCATTAACCCATAAACAACAGCACTACCATTCATGTCATTCTTCATATCTGAAAAATCCCCTCCCTTAATACTATATCCACCACTGTCAAACATTACACCTTTTCCAATAAAAACAATTGGTTTTGAATTATTATTTGATGATTTTTTGGAATTTAATTTTTTATATTCAATTTTTATTAATAAAGGTTTGTTATCACTTCCTTGATTAACAGATAATATTAAATTAAGACCTACCTTTTTTAATTGAGTTTCATTTAGTGTAGTCATTTTTAAATATTTGCTTTTGTTTAGATTATTTGAAATATATTTTTTGAAATAGATTGAATTTAATATATTTGCTGGTGTATTTGTTAATGTTCTTATTTCATTTTGTATAGTTGCTTCATAAATCGCTTCATTTATAATATTTTTATACTTTATTTTTGGATGGTAAAAATATGTTTTATAATTATTTTTATCAACATTGGACCTAAATTTTGTTATTCTATACAATCCCAAAATATAAGATATAACTTGGTTTTTAATTATATTTTGATCAGTGTTATTTAAATAAACTAATATGTTTCCGCTATTTGATTGCATTAACATACCAAGTTCTCCAAATAAATGATATAAAACTTCATTAGTGCATTTTTTCTGGTTATTTAAAAATAATATTTCATAATCATCTAAATAAAAATACTTTTTATAATCGATATCTTCTTTTTCAAATATTTTTTTAGGAAATTTTTGAATATTTAAATTTTTATGTAAAATTTTTTTAATTTTATCTATGTCTTGGCATATTGTCATGACATAGGTCTTAATACTTTTTTTTTTAAAAGTAGGTGTGTAAAAAATATTATTGCTCATAATAGTATATTATAGTATATTATATTTTATTATATAATATACTATTTTATTATATAATATACTATTTTATAAAATATAATAAAATAGTATATAATATCTAATCATTTTGTATGATATACGGAATTACATTAAATGATTATCATAATCTAGAAAAATATATAATTGAAGCCCATAAATTAAAATGCAGTGCATTACAAGTTTTTTTAGGAAATAAAACATTAACAACATTATCCGAAAAATATAAACCATCCAATGAAGAAATAAAAAATATAAAAGATTTACTAAAAAAATATAAAATAGAATTATATTGTCATGCTATACTAACATTAAATTATTGTAATGATCCTATTTCAAAAAGAAATTTATGGGGATTAACAAATTTAATATATGATATGAATTTATTACATAAACTGGGAGGAAAGGCATGTGTCATTCATACTGGACATTATAAAACAAAAAAAATCGATATAACAAAAGTAGAATGTTATCATAATTTTATTGAATCACTTAAATATATTCTTGATAATACATCAAAGGTTAATATTTATATAGAAACACCATCACATGAAAAAAATACAATATGCAGTACAATAGAAGAGTTATCACAATTATATAGTAAAATACCATTAGATTATAAAAAACGAGTTAAAATTTGCATTGATACATGTCATATATTTGTTTCAGGGTATGATATTTCAATAAAATCCGGGGTAATTGATTATTTTACGAAATTTAATAAATTGATAGGATTTAAAAATATAGGTGTAATCCATCTAAACGATTCAAAAGGTATGTTAAATAGTCATTTGGATAGACATGCTTCTATTGGAGAAGGTTATATTTTTAAAGATACAAAAGAAGGATTGATAGAAATTATTAAAATTGCTGATAAATACAATATTACATTGATACTGGAAACTCCGTCTGAATATTTTTCAGATAATATTACTATAATTACTGATATAAATAAATCTATTATATCAACTAAAAATCAAAATCAGAATAAAAATCAAAATCGAAATCAATTTGGAGGATTTAAAAAATCAAAGAAAGAAATAATCATAAAAATTTTCAAAGATTTACAAGAATATTATGAAACAATCGCAAATAAAAATAGAACAACCCCATTTAAAATTGAAAGTTATAAAAAAATAATTAAACAATTAGAATTATTAGATAAAAATAAAAAAATACTTTCAATAAATAATTTAAAAAATATACCAGATATTGGTCAAAAATCAAAAGATAAAATTAAAATAATATTAAATACAAATAAATTACCTCAACATGAAGAAATAAAAGGAAATATAGAAAAAATAAAGTTATCGAAAAAACTACAAAAAATTTTTGGAATTGGTCCAGAAAGTGCGAAGAAATTAATATACAATGATAAGGTACAAAGTATTCCTGATTTAAAACAAAAAGTATTATTGAAAAAAATAGAATTAACACATCAACAGGAATTAGGATTAAAATATTATAAAAATTTAAATAAACGTATATCTCATGATGAAATAACATATATAACAACTATTATTAAATCATTATTACCGAAACATTTACATTTAAAAACTTATAATGCTGGGTCTTATAAAATGTGTAAAGAAATCTCTGGCGACATTGATTTAATAATAACATATAATTCGACAACATCAGGTAAAAATAATGATAAAGAACAAAAAATAAAACAAGAAACTATAAATAATAATATATATAAATTATTACAAAAAAATAAGCTTATTCACGAAACATTGTCAAAAGGAAAAGAAAAATCTACATATATTATAAAAATACCGAATAAATATAATAAATTTACACCTCATAAATATCATCAATTGGATCTAGCAATAATTGACCAAAAATATTTGTATTTTTATTTACTTTATTTTAGTTCAAGTAGAGATTTTTCGAAAAAAATAAGAAATATAGCTTCAAAAAAGGGCTATAAATTAAATGAGAAGGGATTATATTATAAAAAATCTGGTATAAAAATAAATTTTGAACCAAAATCAGAAAAAGATATATTTGATTATTTAGATATAAAATATGTAAATCATGCAGATCGTTTGTAAAACAGCATATTGTTTATTTATCAAATATTTATTTTATTGTTAAAATAACTGTCAAAAGTACTATTTGATATAGAACTTGTTCCAGGAGTAGTGGAAGTAGAAGTAGAAGATGATGTACTAGGTATTTTTTTAAATGTGGGATAATTTTTTATAAATAAATCAATATTTTTTTTAATATCTTCTTTAATAAAATTATCTAGTTGAAATATTTTTTTAAATATATCTTTATTGATCCATGATGTTATAAATAATATAAAATTTTTTTCTAATGTAATAGAAGCAATTAAATAATCATATAACGTAGTATATTTTTTTTCTGATATTTGTTTCATATTATCATAAAAAATTGTAAAATATTCATTATTCTGTGTTATTTTCTTATTAAGAATTGGATTTATATCATATGTTTGATATAATTTAGAATAATCTTCTATATCATTATATATTTTATTAGGGTCTTTATTTACAGAAACATTACTAGGGATCGTATTACTACCTTGAATTTTATATTTATTATTCGACTTATTAGAGTTATTCGACTTATTAGAATTATTAGAGTTATTAGAATTATTAGAATTATTAGAATTATTATTTTCTGAATTAATTATATCAAATATAGATGAAAAACTTAATATACCAATTATATTAATTAACTTAAATAATTCATCTATAATAGATAAATTTGATTTTAATAATTTTATATAAAATTTTTTATTATTTATATCTATATCATTATTATCTTCTAAAAAAGTTATATATAATGGTTTATTAAAATTTTTAAATATATTTTTAAAAGATTTGATATCTAGAGTAAGAGTATTCATTTTAGATTGTATTTTTTTTTTAGTAGATTTTAAAAGTGTTTTTTGTTCTTTAAATCCGATAAGTTTAAACTTATCTTTAAACATATTTATAATATTATCTTTATCGTTTGTTTCATTTATAAATGAAAAATTTAAAATATTTTCGGAAAAATTATATTTATTGGTATTTATAGGTACTTTTAAATTATTTTCATTTAATTTTAATATTTTTAAATTATTATTACTATTTTGTATATACAATTTTATTAAACAACTCGTTTTAAAATAGTCTATTATTGTTTTATTATGATTTTTAAAGAAATATTTATAAATAAATATTTCTTTATTACGTAATAATTCTTTAAATTCACCATCTTTTAAATATTCTGAAAATTTTTTATAATTATTTTTTACTAAATTACTAGTCATCTATTATTTAAATACATTTTTTATATAAAAAATTAATTTAAAAACAATTAAATTAATTTAATTATAGTATGAATAATAAGGAAGAAAATAATAATACAGAAGAGAAAAATCTCAAAGTAGATAATATGGAATCTAAATCCGAGCCAGAAGTAAATAATATTTTAGAAACACCTGATATTAAAATACCAAAAAAAAGAGGAAGAAAACCTAAGATTAAACCAGGTGATTCATTAGAAAATTCGGAAAATGTAGAAAATATAATCGTTGAAAAAGTATTGAAAAAAAGAGGAAGAAAACCTAAAATTAAAACAGCAGAAGATGAAATTGAAAAAATACCTAAGAAAAGAGGAAGAAAACCAAAGGAAAAAGTTTATTCAGTAAAAGAATTACCAAAAACATTTTTTGAGGAAAATAAAAATGAAACGTTAATTTTACATTTACCAATAAATTTAAATGATTTAAATAAAAAAGATCCACTTCCCAATAACGATGACACATTTTCATATATAGAAAATAATGAAAATAATAATTTATTAACACAAACAAATTTATTAGATAATAATATTCTGGATAACAATATTAATACAACATCAATAATTGATACAACTATTGGTGCATCAACTATTGGTGTATCAACTATTGGTGTATCAACTATTGGTGTATCAACTGCTGAAACAATAACTATTGGTACGCAAAATATTGATACAACAATTACTAAAACAACAAATAATGAAATAAATAATGTTTGGGATAATAAAAATAATAATAAAATATTAAAAAAAAATTTAAGAAATATTTTATATGAATTTGTTAATGCGAATAATGATAAAGTATGGCCGGAAAAAACAAACATTCATTGTTGGTGGTGTTGTCATCAATTTGATAATATTCCATGTAGTTTACCCCAATTTTATAAAAATAATAAATTTTACGTAAAAGGAATTTTTTGTGATTTTAATTGTGCTGCTTCATATAATTTTAATAATAATGATAATGATATGTATGATAAATATAGTTTATTAAATTTAATGTATAAAAAATTATATTATAAAAAATTTGTAAAAATTAATTTAGCACCTCCTCGTGAAACATTAAAAATGTTTGGTGGATATTTATCTATAGAAGAATTTAGAGAGAATTCTTTAGAAAATAATAAATTATTTAATGTAATATGTCCACCATTGATTTCAATTATTCCTAAAATAGAAGAGTCTGTAAATCATAATAAATTCGCAGGAAATAATATATTAGGAAATGTAAATCAAAATATTTTATTTAAAACACAAAGTTCGTTAAAATTAAAAAGAAACAAACCTGTAACAAATCCAAATAATACTTTACAATCATTTATGGATTTAAAAATTATTTAAAAATTATTTAATATTAAATTATTAAATATTTAATAATTAATATTTAATAATTAATAATTTAATTTAAAATTAATATAAAAAAAAATATTTGTATATATTATAAAATGCCTTGTGGAATTAAAGTAGATTATAAAGGGAAAAACTTAAGAGGAACACCTTCTTATGCTCAATCATGGAACTATACTAAATTTGCAACAGATAGTTATAATTTAACCGGCTGTGGAGAAAGCTGGTGTGTAAAACCTAAATCAATATACACTAATCCTGATGCTAATTTTAATTATTTCAAAACATGCGGAGATCCTTATACTTATTATAACTATTGGTATAGAAGATTTCCTGATCAAACAAATTACTTAAATTGTTATTTCTTACCTTATTCCGAACCAGCTTACTATAAAAATAAATATGGTTATATTAAACCTAATGGAAATTGTAAAAAAAGTAATAATCTATGATTTAATGCTGTTGACAATGGATTTAAATTTTTCGATAGAAAAATTAATCCTTAAATTAATTGATAATATTAAATAAATCTTTTTGTATAACTTACTTATTATTTAAAGAATAATAAGTAATATTAAGTTAATGAAAGTATTATCATGGGATGTTGGAATTATAAATTTGAGTTATTGTATAATAGAAGTTTTGGAAAACAAAGAAGGGTTTACTATATTACATTGGGGAATTATAAATTTAATGGAAACACCTGAAATGAAAAAAAATAGAATTTTATTATTTGAAAATATACCTAAAAAATTAGCAGAATTACCCTTTTTATTAGACGTCGATAAAGTCGTTATAGAAAATCAACCATCATTAAAAAATCCACAGATGAAATCAATTCAAATGATTGTTTATTCTTATTTTTTGATGTACGGTAAAGTATTAAATACAAATGAACAAAAAATAGAAGACATTGGTTTCTGCAATGCTTCTAATAAATTAAAAGTATATAAGGGTCCAGAAATTATATTAAAAAAAAGAATTACAAAAAAAGAATTAGAATTAGAAATACAAAAAAACAAAGATATAACAACTTTTTTAGTTAAACAAGATAATGAAAATAATAGTATAGACGAAAATAATAAGTTGAATAATGATAGTATTGATACAATTGATACAATTAATACTATTGACACAACGGATAATATTGATATAATTGATGATAAAAAACCTAAAAAACCTGTAAAAATAAAAGCTAAAAAATTAACTTATACTGAAAAAAAGAAAATGGCTGTCGAACACGTAAAATATTTTTTACAAGAAGATGATACAAATTTAAATTTTTTTTTAAATCATAAGAAAAAAGATGATTTAGCTGATTCATATTTACAATGTTTGTATATATTACAAAATAAATAAATAATATATATAATGTATATTTTATTAACTGATGGATTAGGTTTTATAGGAAGTCATAACACTGTTGTATTATGTGAACAAAATATAGAATTATAATAAAAATAATAAAAATAATAAATTATAAAAATATTTTATAATTTATTATATATATATATTAAATATGTCTACTATTAGTGATAAACAAACCATACAACTCGCAGAAAAAAAAATTAAAAAGTATGATACTGATAATAATGGTAATGGTAATAATGATAATAATAATAAATTCGACAAGTCTATAAAATTAATTAAATCTGTATTTATTGAATTTAATGTCGTTCCTTATTCGATTAGTTTTATTATAGCATTATCGCTACGCAATTTATTAAGCGAATTAAGTAAATATATTTCTAATAATATATTTCATATAAAAAATCCTATTATATATTCTATATTTGAATTATTATTAATGATTGCTTTTATTTATTTTTTTATCGTATTTGTATTTTATAATTTTTTATACAGTGAAGATACAGCAAAAGAAAAAATATTTAAAAAAGCAATACAAGAAAAAAAAATAGAAGAAGCAAAAAAAGAAATTAAAAAGGATACCGAAACAAAAGAAATAATTGAAAAATCAATTTCTGAAGAGAATAATTCAAAAATTGAAGAGTATTATACAAATTATTAGATTAATTAGATCAATCAGATAAATCTAGTCGAAAGCCTCCTTTCTTCTTATTTTTAGTTTTTTTCAAGGAAGATCTTAAGTTCAAACTTTCATTTGAACTTACAGAAACATCATCTGCATTTAATTCATCAATTAAATCATCTATATCAGATGGTCCATTCATTGGTTTTTGGGAAAAATTAGATGGACCAGACTGTTTATTTGAAGAAGCTCTGTTATTAATACCTTGTTTCATTAGATTACCAATCATATCATCTTGTCCAAATTCTTGGTTAATCGACGTATTCATATTTTTAGCTGCTGCTTCCGAAATATTTTTGGCAATATCTGGATTTTGTTTTAGAATATCACTTAATTTAGGTGATGCAGATTTAAATAAACTATTTGTTAAATGAAACATAAAACCACTTCCTGCAACCATAGATAATAATTTAAGTTCAGGAGCCATTTTCACACTATCTCCATATTTTTCATGCAATTCTTCAAAAACTTCATCATAATCATTTACATTTTCCATCATATTTTCAGACCAGCCTTCTAATTTTACATCAAATGGGTCAAAACGTGTATTTAAAAATTCAACACCACTTGTACATGCCATTAACATTTTTCTACTAAATTTTATACTTTTTTCAACATCACGTTGTTTTTTTAATCTTTCATGTTCAAAATTTAAATCATCATATGCGGATGCCATACTATATTTTTTTGAAGGAGGATAACCTTGCTTTTGCAATCTTTCTAAAGTAAACAATAATTTTTGTTTTTCTTGCTGAACCTCTTCATATGTTTTTTTTTTAGGTTGTTCTGTATTTAGACTACTTCCTGAATTATTTGTCATATCATCTTCTTCATCATTTTCTTCTTCAGATTCTTCATTTGAATAATTTTGATTATTTCTATTATAATTATTATTTTGATTATTTTGATTATTATCATATCCATCATTTGAAGCACTGTTATATTCAAAATTAGAATTATTGGATAAAAGTTCATTTGTATCTGATTCATCATCGTCATCATCGTCATCTTCATCGTCATCCTCGTCGTTATCATTATTATTACTATTATCATCTGCTGTCATTGAATTATTATTTTTAATGTTAGCTAACCCAGAAAAAGTATTTGCTGGAACCTTTTTACCCAATGAAGGTTTAATTTTAATTTTCCTTCCTTCGGGTATACTAATATTAGCATTTCCAGAAAGCATGGGTCTTATATTATTATTTATATTCTCTTTTTTTAAATCAAAATTTTCATTATTAATTATAATATTATTACCTAATGGAATACTTGAAATATCCTTATGAGTATAATCATTTTCTTTGTGAATCAAAATATTATTAGACATATTATTTATGTTTAACAATTATAATTTTTTGTAAATTATTACGCATTTTTTAAATTTATACTATCTTTTTTCAGTAGGCAAAAATTACTTTTTTCATTAATTATATATTTAATTATTATAAAATATAATAATGTCAATAATATAGAAACTTTAATTTCTCTTGTTGCCATATAAAATATTGAAAATAATATTAAATAACGTAATATTGAATATTTTATAAATAATTTATCTAAATTTTGTGGTAAATCCATCGCTAAATATTTTCCACCAATATTCATTAATAACATAATTGACCCATTAAAATAAGGACTTATTGATAAATTTGATAAAATATTGTCCATTATATAATATTATATTATATATTATTTTTAAAATTTGATTCTATTTCATTGAATAAATTTTTTAAATTTTCTACATCACCTTTAAATGGTTCAATATTTTTATTTACATCATCTTGTTCTATTATAAGTTCTTCATTTTTCTTATATATATTACTATTATCTAAATTATTATTATTATCTAAATTATTATTATTATCTAAATTATTATTATTATCTATTTTTGCATATGGTTTAAAATCAAAGTTATTTGAAAAATTTTTTAATTGATCCATTTTAAATTCTAAATCTTTTATTTCTTTAATTTCTTTAGAAGAACTATTATTTTTAAAAGATTCTTTTTTTTCATTACAGGAGAACAAATTATTTTCATTACTAAAAAATAATTTTATTTTTTCATAAAAATAATTTAAATATGTATTTTTATCCAATTTTATATTATATAAGATAAATATTGAAATGCATACGACTAATAATAATAGATCAACTTTAATGTAAATTAAATAAATAATAATGCAAAATATAAGCAATTGAATATTTTTTTTTAAAATAAAATCATTTAAATTTTTTATATTTGAAATAATAAAAAATAAAACTAATAATATTAATATAGAAAAAATATTTTTAAAAGTAGAATATTTATCTTTCATAACTATATTTTATTAAAGTAAAAAAATTTTAAATTAAAATTTTAAATTAAATTAAAGTTTATTTATATTTTTAATTTCTAAGTAATAAGTAGAGAATTAATATGTCTAAAATTAATTATAGTTCTTTAGATGAAGTATGGGGTGATTCATTTAATACTAATACTAATAATACTATAAATCCTAATATTAATAACGGCAATACTGGAAATAGTGGTAATAGTGGAAATCCGAATAATAGTAATAATAGAATTAATAGTAATAATACTAATAATAATACTAATAATACTAATAATAGAATTAATAATAGTAATACTAATAATAACACTAATAATAGTAATAGTAATAGTAATAATAACACTAATAATAATAACACTAATAATATTAATACCAATAGTAATTTATCTAATTATCCACAAGTAAATCAAATGAATAAAACTTTTTATAATCAAGAAGATAAAAATAATATGAATATACAAAAAGATTTTTCTGGTATTCAAAATAATTCTTTTACACAATCACAAAATAATAATAATAATAATAATAATAATAATAATAATGTTCAAAAAATTGATATGAATAAGATAATTGATAATATGAATATAGTAGAAAGAAATAAAGAACCAGAAAATACAATTAATGATGAATATAATAAATATAGATTTAATTCAACAAATACTGTAATTCCTAATCATTCTAATGAAAAAGGTAATTATACTCCGTTTCAAGAAAATATTGAAAAAAAATATTTACAAGATAAAATTATAGAATTAGAAAATGATTTTAGAAAATATAAACTATTAATAAATTCAAGAAATGATGGAAATAGTGAAAATTACAACAATGATGGAAGTGATTATATAGAGGGTTTTGATAATAAACAAAATAATACCGATGATAATAGTAAAAATGATTTATTAGATTTAATAGTTATTATAATAATTGGATTAATTATAATTTTTGTTTTAGATTCTATATTTAGAATTGGGAAAAAAATAGGTGCTAGAAATCCATTATAAATATAGTATTTTATTATTTTATTATTTTTTTCTTGGTATAAAATCATTAAATGATTTCGAATTTTCAATTGGTTTATATTTTAAAGGAAGTATGTCAATTACATTTTCTTTTTTAACATCTTCTAATAAATTTATATTTGTTTTTGGTTTATGCCATGATATATATATCATATATCCATCTACATATCTACAATTAAATCCTTTTTCTTTCAAAGTATTTAATAAATATAATACACATTCTGTCATATTAAATAAAGGTATTCCTGGAATATATTCAGGTAATTTAAAAAAGCAATATGTTTCTTCATTATTAGACGTATCCTTAATTTTTTGAAAACATTTTTTAGTAATAATATGGTATATACGCTTCCTATTTTTATCTTTTTCCATTTGTTTTTTATGAATATCATTTATAGAAAATAAATTTGCATTATCATTTTCATAATTTCCATAATAATCATATTTTTGAATATTCATAATTATATTATATAAAAAAATATAAATAATATAATTTATGAATACTTATTATGATGAATTAATTTTAAGCAGTGGTAGTGTAAAAGCATGTATATTTATAGGGGGACTTACAGAATTAAACAAGGTTTTTCCTTTACATAATTTTAAATATATGACAGGTTGTTCAGCAGGAAGTATATTAATTACACTTTTAAATATAGGATATACATTAAATGAATTAAAAGATTTTTTATTAAACATTGATTTTGATTTCTTTCAAGAATTTAAATTAAAAAATTTTTTTAACAATTGTGGATTTGATAGTGGTAATAAAATTGAGAATTTATTAAAAGCCTTTTTTCTAAATAAAAATATTAGCGTGGATATTACATTTCATGAATTATATATTAAAACAAACATAACTTTGACAATGAATACTGTAAATATTACAAAAGGTATAGTTGAATACAATAATTATATAAACCGTCCTAATATGAGTGTTTTATTAGCATTAAGAATGAGTATGAATATACCAGTAATATATTCTCCTATAAGTTATAATGATAATTTATATGTTGACGGAGCATTATTAGACCCATATCCAATTAATTATATTAAAAATACAAGGAAAATTGGTTTTGTAATATATGACATAGAAGAGTATAATTTTATGAATAATATTGGTGGAAATTTTATTAATGATGACGATAACTCATTTAATTATATATTAAAAATGATGAGAATTCTTTATACAAATTATTTAAAAAATAAATATAAAAAAAACGATAAAAATAGTATTTATTTTCATACAAATTCATTTAACATAACATTCAAATTAGAAAAAGATTATAAAGAAAAATTAATTCAATACGGTAATAAAAAAGTAAAATCATATTTTAAAAAAAAATATAATTTACAAAGAAAAAAATATTTAAGTAGGAAATTTTATACTATTTGGAAATATAATGCATTCCATAAATGAAATGCATAAATGAAATGTATAAATGAAATGTATAAATGAAATGATATTCTATAAATAGAATCATATTATAGAATATCTTATAATATTCTATAATATTTCATAATATTTTATAAAACAATCATCTTCTATAATATTTCGTAAATAATTTATAGTTTGAATTGTTTTAAATAATTCATAAATCCTCCGTGTGTTCTTTCTCCATCATATTCTTTATATTCTCCATTTAATCCTGATGGATAATATCTAATAGTAGGGAATCCTTGTACATTTTGTTTTTTTAATAATTCTTTATTACTAGGGTCTTCTGCATCAACCTTCATTACTTCTATACCTTGGGGGTGTTCTTCTATTAATTTATCAAATATAGGTAGTGTTCTTTTACAGTGACCACACCATTCTGCATAATACATAACAAATACTGGTTTATTGGAATTATCGAATGCTTCTAACTCAAAACCACCCTTTAAACCTCCAATATGTGCTTTTGCTTGAATTCCAGCACTAAATTCCGGTTTTGATACACGAAAAATTGCTAAAATGATTATAATAAATAATATAAATAGTATAACATGAACCAGTGGATTTAAAAAAAATTGTTTTGTATTATTTGTATCTATATTACGTACCATTCTTTATATTTTATACTAATATTTTTTTTATAAAAAAAATGAAAAATATATTATTAATATTATTATTAATATATAATATATAATATTTAATAAGATTATTATCAAATATTAATAATGGAACAACTTCAATCAATTGGTATGTTATTATTACCAACAATGATAGGCAAAGATGATTCAACTCATTATGAAAAAATATCAAAATATATTTTGATATTTATTATGATGTCTTCCTATAATATTTTTAATAAATTAGAAGTTGAATATTACTGTTCTACGTTTCTTAAAAAAATTTTTAATGAATATTTTGCATCTAATGCTAACAAATATTCAATTAAGATTGCTTGTCATTCGATAAATATAAGACTTAATGGAACTAGTAAAATTGAAAAAAAAATATATAGTCCTACATTTCTTAGTATTTTGGATTTTATTATTAAAAATAAAAAATCAATTAAAAATATTAATGGTTTCTATGAAATTTTAACAAATCATATAAATAATGACTGGGAAAGTGAAGAAAAAAATAAATTTTTATTAATTCCTTTACAGACAGAAGAAATTATTTTGGATGAAAAAAGACAAATTTATTGCATTGTTAATAAAATAGAAAAAAAAGAAGAACAATCTGAAGATAATAAAACAAAAATAAATTCATCTACCGAGTATGGTATTGAAGTATTTAGTAAAATTAATAAAATTAATGATACTATTAAAATGATTGAAGAAAATATTAATAATTTTATTAAAGAATGTGAAAAAGAGTATGAAAATAAAATAAATCCAAAAAATAATACAGAAAAATATATATTTAATTATATTGGTTCAGACAAGTCTGATGACGGTGGATTTATACAATTAAAATTTAAAGAATATTTATTTGAAAGTAATAAAAATCTAGATAAGAATGTTTATTTCGAAGGAAAACAAAAATTGATTGATTATATTACACCTTTTATTTATGATAATAATAATGAAACAAGCAAAGGCGAAGCATTATATAATAAATTAGGTAAAACATTTAGTGCAGGGATTTTACTATCTGGTCCACCTGGATGCGGTAAGTCAAGTACTATTAAAGCTATTCTTAAAAAAACAAATAGACAAGGTATTATGATTAATTTAAGTTCTATATCTTCTAATGAAGAATTAGAAGATTTATTTAGAAATAAAAAATTTAACGGCAAAACCTTTTCTGGAAAACAATTATGTTTTATTATAGAAGACTGTGATGCCGATGAAGACGAATCTCTACTAGATAGGTCATTGAAAGAAGATAGGTCATTGAAAGATAAAGCACGTACAAGGTCTAATTTAAAGGATATTATTAAAGATGATTCCAAAATAAATTTAACTTATGGTCCATCTATGATGTCGCTTATTCGTAAACCATCATTTGATTTAAGTTGTTTTCTAAATGTTTTAGATGGAATTATTGAATTACATGGTGTAATGGTAATAATGACAACAAATTACAAAGAAAAATTAGATAAAGCACTTATTCGTGATGGAAGAATTGATTTTAAATATGAATTTAAGAAAACATCCAATCCAATACTGAAAGAAATGCTTATGTCAAGATTTGATATTGATGAGAAGGAATTTAATAAATATACTGAATTTAATGAAATTAAAGATTATGTATTATCTCCTGCAACCATTCAAAATATTTCTTTTAAATCGGATACATTAAAAGAATGTATTCATAATATATTACAAGAATCACAAAATGTTTAATGTTTATTTAATAGAACATTTAATTATAATTATAAAGAAGAGCATGCTTTCCATAAATTTAATAATTTTGTATTTTTTTTATAATGAATATGATTGGTGTATAGTAAAATTGAAAAAGATGACCAATCGCATCCTACAAAATAATTAGCTTCTTTCGCGATAATATAATCAATTATTCCATATAATTCTCTGCAATTATTAGTATCACTATCATCCATATTTATAGAATTTATCAGATCATTTTTATCTATTAAATTATATTTTTTTTTTAATTCTTCATAAAAATCATTATTATTATTTTTATATATACCTAATGAAGTACAAACATACGTTTTTATCTTAAATTTTTCTAATTTTTCAAATTCTTCTAAATATATATACTTATATATATTTTCTACTTCTTGAAATGTTTTTTTATTTTCTAGTAGTTTTACCATATAATTTAAACAATCGTCTTCCATTCGTAAGTGAATACATGCATAATTATGTAATTGAAATGTTTCTTTTATTTTATTTGCATAATTTAAAAATTTATCAGAAAAAGGCATACTTAATGATATGTAAGATTCAATATCTTTATAATTATCAGGTATAATACAAGATATAGGACTTCCTATATATAAATATTTTTCAGACTCTTGTTTTTTAATTAATGAAATAATATCAGTGATATAACTAATATCTTGATTATCTGTTTTTAAATTAATTATATCTTCTTTATTAATATCTAACTCTTTATAAATTTTTATTTTTAATTTTACTTCTTGTAATATATTTTGTAATTTATCTAAATTTAGTATATCGTTAATATTAATATTATTATCAATATTTTTATAATCAATTTGAAATGAATCAAAATAAATATCTTTATTAAATATTTCGGCTAAAATAATTGATTTAGTAATACAATTTATTTGATTACATAAACCTGATTCTGGCTTAATAAGTAATATTTTTTTAGATTCCATTAATATTATTTATATAAAAATATATTATTATTTACATAATAATATATTTCAGGTTGCATATTTTATCAAATATTATTTATATAATATTATATTACACAATTTTCCTTTAAATATTTGTTTATTCCAATAAATTGTCTATATGACCAATATAACGAACCACTATAAATCATTATCATGGAAGGTAATATAAAAAACATATCAGCAACAGAAAAATCATTCATAAAAAATATGATCATAACTCTTGGTAAATGTAATAACCTAAAAATAGCAAAGAATATTAAATGAATTATCCAAAATGTACAAGTAATTGAATAATGAAATTTATATTCTTTTAATAAAAATCCTAAATTTAATAATATATTATTTGACTCTAATAAAAATAATGTATGAATTCCATAAAACCCTATATCATTATTATTTTTAAATTGATATAAATTAAATAATAGTAATTGAATAGCACAAATATGATGGATTAAAAATAAATATTTTTTAAAATAAATACATCTAAAAAAATCAATTATAAAATAATTTAAACTTATTCCTAATACAATTAACATTAAATCATTGTTATTTTCTCTATTTATTAAATTAAAATTAAAATAATTATTATAGTCAATATTTTTTTTTGTCAAAGAAATGAGCGATAAACTAGAAACAGATATACAATGTATACTTGAATAAATAACTTCATTTATTTTTTCAAATTTTGATTGGGGGAGTTTAATTAAATTATTTTTATATAAATAATCAGTCGTATTATATGAAAAATCAAATATGTTTCTTACAATATAATATGTTCCTAAAATATATGTTAAAAAACTAAAATACATATATATAAATTATATTTATTAATTTATATATAAATTATATTTATTAATTTATTATATAATTTTCTATTTTAATTATTTTTAAAAAGATTTTTCTTTTTGAAATAAACTATCTATTTTTCAGCGTATTCTTCTTGGATTTTATTTTCTGGGATTATTTCTTCCAATAAATAATTACTAAAATCTTCAATTATTTCTAGAATCATATCATTATTAACAAATAGTTGTGTATAACAAAAATATTCATTTTTGTTATTTTTTTTTAAAATATATTTCCAATATTTGTTTTTATTTTCAAAAGAGGGTGCAATAGATACAACAGTCTCGCATTCATTTTCTATATTACATATAGTTTGGTAAGAATAATTCCATTTACATGATGTAATTCTTCTTACATTAGGTGGTTTAGGTATAGGTATAGGAACACTCATAGTATTTATATTATTCATAGTATTTATATTATTTATATATAAAATATTTCATTTTTATATTTTATATTTTATCAATTTGTATTTTTTTTTGTTCTAAAAAATATATGACTAATGCATCATTATTATAATCTTCTATGTATTTAATTTCTTTAATTCCTGAAGCGATAAGTAAACGTGTACAAATTAAACAAGGGTAATGTGTAATATATGCGATACAATCATTGCTAGAAACTCCCCGTTTAGCACAATCGCATAAAGCATTTTGTTCTGCATGAATTGTTGCTTGTTCATGATTATCGCGTATAATACTTTGATGTGTACATCCTGGTAAAAATCCATTGTAACCTTGACTTATAATACGATTATCTTTAATCAATAAACACCCTACTTTAAGACGTTCGCATGGTGATCTTGTTGATGTTACTCTTACAATTTCTTTAAAATATTGATTCCAATCTGGTCTATCTATATTCATAATTATTTTTATAGTTTTATATTTTTTACTATTTATTTTTTTATATATAAATATTAAAAAAAATTCATTATTAAAAATAAAATGATAATTGTAGGTATATTTAACGATATTGTAAAAAGAATCAGTAAAAATATATTGGGTAGTAAAACAGCAATAGAGGATAACACTATTAGTAATAATAAAAATTGTAATTCTAAAAGTACCATATTATTTAATTAAAAAAAATAAATAATAGTAATTTAATTATTGCAATATATAATATATAGTATATTGTTTTATGAATTTAAATTATTCAATTTTTTTTATGAAATTGATTATAGTCAGTCCATTTTAGATTTGTACTAAATAAGTCTGCTATAAAGAGCTCTTTCGATCCGACCTGCTTTTACGACAGTATTAAATTCTGTCTACAGGCTTTTGTACCCATTATAAAATTAATAGGTCTATAGTTTGTAGTTAGATAGCTATTTACTATATTAACCATGTTTTTTGTAGAGTTCGTATCTCTATCTACATATCGATATTCATTTAACTCTTCATTTGTATTACAAACCAAAATCTTATGAATCTTTTTATCACTTGTTATTTTTTTATATTTTTTTTCATCCTTCTTTTTTAATTCTTCTAAT